AGGAGTGGCTGCGATGAAACGTAACGTGAAGTACGGCCTAGGTATCGCAGGCTGCGGCCTTGCCGCTGCGGTCTGTGACGTAGCTTTGTACGGCACTGTCACGCCCCTTTCTGGGCTGATGGTCGTGTTGGGAGTGGCTATTCTGGTGGGGCTGCTGTGAGACGGTACTACACAGGCCCCAAGGCAGTGCCGCTGGTCAACCCGTTCCGTAAGGCCATCAAGCAACTGCGGGCCAGTGGGATGAACCGGCAGGCCCGGGCGCTGGCGAAGCTTAAGCGCGAGGCGGACCGTGAGGCGCACCAGTTGACAAAAGCTGCTGCGAGTGCTATACTGGGAGGGAATGATGACACTGCGCGAACAGATTGACTTCGTACGTCGGGAGAAGGAACAGATGGAGTCCGCCCTGACGTACATGGGTATGTCCAAGATCAGCCGAGAGGCTATGGGGGCCCGCGCCGACATGCTATGCGAGATTCAGGAATCCCTATCTCGGCTGGAGGGGCTGGACAAGTGAGCCCGGCCTTTTTGTGGGGCCTCGGTGCCGGTGTCCCTGCCGTAGTGCTGGAGTATCTGTACCGTACCCTGCCGGGCCCGTGGCTACATAACCTTTGGCTGTACGCGCCGATGCAACTACTGATCGGGTACAGCATTTATCGGCTGGTGACTACGCCGGGTACGACCCTACTGGACGCTCTTGTGGTATTCGCCGGGTGTACGGCGGGCCTTCGTATTCTGGCGTCCTTCATGCTCGGGGACGCCATTCGAGCCGGAACGTGGATAGCCTTCGGGCTGGTCATGCTGGCTAACGTTGTTCGTTCATATTGGAGATAAGCGTGACCCTACCTACTGATTCCGCCGAACGTAAACGAATCCCTTTGTTCTCGGGCGTTGTAGCCTACTTCCCGGACGCCCTAGTGGGCGTAGCCCGGGTGTCCTTTGAGGGCAACGAGAAGCACAATCCCGGACAGCCCTTGCACTGGGCCCGGGAGAAGTCCACGGACCACGAGGATTGCATCGCCCGGCACTCGGTAGACGCACTAAAGGCCGCGACTCTGGAAGAGAAGGTACAGCACCTTCGCAACCGGGCTTGGCGGGCTCTGGCTTCGCTACAGTTGGCCGAGGAAGAACTGGCCCTGTCCCTTAAGGGGCCCACGGTATCGTGCGTAGCCCTTCCGGCCGACTGGGACTGGTACTGCCGCGACGAGAACTGCCCTTGCCGAGGCCCGCGATGAACAAGCACCTAGTAGACAAGGCCACCTTGGAGCTTGCCTACCGGGCCCTCGATGATGCTAGGTGCGAAATCGAGTCGTTCGAAAAGGACGCGGAGTGGTACACGGCATCCCAGAAGATGATGGACCGAATTGAAAAAGCTATGGCCGAACTAAAAGAAGCCACCAAATGAAGCCGAAGATTCTGACGGTGGACATTGAGACGATGGCCGGTAAGGCTTACATCTGGAAGCTATGGGACGAAACGATGGGCCTCAACCAGCTTATCGAAGCGCCCCGTATCATCTGCTGGGGGGCCAAGTGGCTCGGCCAGAGAGGGACCACTCAGGCTGACGAGCGCGGGGGCCGTAAGGCCATGCTGCGCCAGCTTCGTGACCTGATCGAAGAGGCGGACGCCGTGGTGAGCTACAACGGCGACAAGTTCGACATTCCGAAGATCAACGGCGAACTGCTGGCCAACGGCCTGCCTCCGTTGCCGCCCGTAACGTCTATTGACCTTATCAAGACGGTACGGAAGCTGGGGTACATCAGCAACCGTTTGGAGTTCTTAGCTATCGTGGCGAAGATCGGCCGGAAGATCGCCAACGCCGGGTTCCCGCTGTGGCGGGCCTGCGACGAGGGCGACGAGCGGGCGTGGGGAAAGATGCTCCGCTACAACGCTGGGGACATTAACCTGACCGAGCGGGCCTACAAGGTCCTGCGCCCGTTCATTCGCAATCATCCGTTCTTGGGCGAGAACACGGGCCGAGACAGTTGCCCGCGATGCCAGTCGGCCAAGACACAGGCCCGGGGGTCCCGTCGTACCCGTGCCTTCATCATTCAGCGCCTCCGGTGCTTGGGCTGCGGCGGCTGGTTCGACGGTTCAAGGGAGAAGGTAAAGTGACGGAACATAAGATCGTAGTGCCGGGCGAAGAGTCGGCCCCTGCCGGCCCGCCCGCCGAGAACGAGGCTACGCGCCTCGCTCGGGCCCTGCTGGAGGCGGCCCCGGGCATCGAGCACCTGACGGTGGCGTACAGCCCGAACGGGAAGCCAAACACGGTACTTACTGCCTCAACCGGCACGACCCCGCTCATGTGGGTCATGGGGGCACTGGACTTCGTGCGGTACCACTGCTTCGGCCTGCTGGATCAGCACCGGGCATACAAGCTACAGGAACAGCTTGAGGCCGACCTGATCGCCCGTCAGCTTAGGGTGGAAGGGAGGCTGAATTGATCGACTGGATCAAGTGTATATTCGGGTACCACGACTGGCGCATGGTTCATTCCATGCGTCACTCGTACTGCCTGCGGTGCCGAACAACTAAGCTCTGGCCGGATACGTGGACATGAGGCGGCGCATCTATACGTTCCGGGTCCTTGCCCCTACGTTCACGGCCGGGTTCACCCGGACCACGGGCGACTGGGAGCTTACGGCCGAGGGCCGGACCCAGTGCGACCAGATCGCGCCTATTATCGAACGATTCACTAAGCACAAGTCTCTGCTGGAGATTGCCAAGGCATGTAAGGCGAGAGGCTGGAAGTTGGAAATCGTAGGAGCGGACTTTGAAGTTTCCCCAGATTGCGGTGATGGTACGGCCCCGGCCCCGAGAGACCGAGTGCCTGAACGCCATCGCCAGCACCCTACAGTCTAACGGGTACAAGATTCGCGTAACCCACGACCTGACGGCCCCGGAGGCGGTGGTCTTCGTGTGGTCGTGGGGGCGGGCCATGACTCAGCGGGAGAAGTACCCCAACGCCATCATCTGCACGGTGGACCACGGGTACACCAGGGACCGGGCTAACCTGTTCAACACGGGCTGGTCCCTGCCCCACATGACCTGCGGGCTGAACGGCTTTGCCGAGCATCCGTGGGTACACGACGGAGGGACCCGGGCCGAGGCGATGGGCTGGGCCGACGAGATTAAACCGTACCGCCGCACGGGCCTCATGCGGGCCCTGTTGCTGGGCCAAGTGTACGGGGACGCCATGATCGTGACACAGGTCCGGGACTACAAGGGGTGGCTGGCCGAGACGGCCCACGCCCTCGTAGCCGAAGGATACGGAGTCACGTTCCGCCCCCACCCGGTCATGGTCCGCAGGGGCCAGAGCTTGGACTACGGCAACCTAGGCCGTCTGACGGGCCCTAGACCGTTAATGGCCGACCTATCGGAGACCGACCTAGCGGTGGGCCTGAACAGTAACGGGCTGGTAGAAGCCTTCCTGCGCGGCGTCAGCGCCCGGGCCTACAACGGGGGTACCATGCTTGCCCCCATCCTAGAAGACGGCGAGGCGAACGCCCTAGGCCGCCGTGAGTGGTTAAACGCGCTGGCTTATACCCAGTGGACGTTGGACGAGCTAAAGGACGGGACATGGTTTAAACACCATAGGCCCATCTTGCACCGGCTAGTGAACGGGGGGCCGGTATTCCCTTGGTGCGAAAGGCACTTGACACCGTAGGGAAAGTGTGATATACTGGACCTGACGGGTCTGGTGACGAAGGAAGAAATCCGCGCGCGCGACGAGCGCATCCTGCGGAAGCTGTCCGAGAAGTAATACTTTTCGGTAGCCCACAAAGCGAAGGGCCCGAGGGTTTAAACCCTCGGGCCCTTTTCTTTAGTAACGCGGTACGTGATTACGTGTCGGACTGTTCCCGTCTCCACCACCGTACGCCCACAGTAGCGCAGAACATGATGCCGAGGATCGTCTGGAACCACAGTGGGGTACCGGACAGGGCCGCGAAGCCTCGGGTAACCACTGCGGCCCCGTCGAACGTGCCGATGCTGACGAAGCACAGGACGGCGGGCAGGGATACTACCCCCAGCGTGTACTCGTCTTTCCAGCTATTCTGTGCCTGCCGGGCGAACTCCATTTCCCAGTTCGCGTCAGCCGCCAGACCCTCACGGATCAGTTGGGCCGCTCGGTCGCCCTTGGCCTGTTCAAACTTCAGTTCGGCTTCAAACCGGGCCTGTTTAAGCTCGGCGCGGCGAGTGAAGTACGTCGCAACCGGGCCGGTTACCGCCCCTAGAACCTTGTCCCAGATCGCCATGTGTCTCTCCGTGGCGGCAGCGGGCCGCATCCGTATAGGTGTTTCATTTCGGTCCACGTTTTGATCCGTGGGTCTTGAATGTTCAGGTCCAGCGCCACCTTCATGCCGATGCGGAACGCCTGTTCCTCTGCCTCACAAGATGACAGGATCGGGCCGAAGACCGTGTACTGTAGGTAGTGGACCATTTCGTGGACCATTACCACATACGAGAAGGACTGGCCTAGGATGCGAATGTCCAACTGGATCGTGTGCGAGCCTAGCTCGTACCGCCCGAACGGGCCCTTCAGTAGGCCGTAGGTTACGACCGGGGGAGCCCACGCCGAGCACAGTACCTTCATCTCCCGGCAAGCCGTGCGCCATGCGTCCATCTCCGTGAGGAACAGCATTTCTGCTGTCTCGGGGCTGATGGATGATGGACCCGGTAGGCGGGTCTGGGCGAAAGCAGGGAACGCAAGACAGACGGAGGCCACAAGGGCCGCAAAAAGCTTCTTCATGTCCACGCCTTTACAACGATCACGTCTTTGACGCGATTGGGATTCCGGGTCGGGCGGGCCTTGTGCTCCCACTCTACCGGGCCGAAGGCGCCTTCGATCTTCTGGACCCACCACTCAGGCGGCTGAATGATTAGGTGGGAATCCCGCCCATCTGGGAGCTTGGTTCCCGATGGATAGAGGGCTACGACCAGTAGCGCCCCTTTGAAGCTTAAACGTTTGATATCCGCCAACACCGCGTCCAGATGGTCAGGCTCGATATGCTCTAGCACGTCGAGGCAAGCCACCATGTCCACAGTCGCTGGCGGGCCGTCCTTGCCCGGGATGCCCGGGTCGTATTCCGATACATCGAAGCCCTTCAGGCTTAGCTTCAGGTGTCCCTTGCCGCACCCGTAATCAAGTACGGTCCGGGCCTGTAGCTTCTCTCCGTGGGCTACCACGTCGTCTAACCAGCGGGCTGCGCTAGACCCCCACATAACGTCCCGGTCGTGGAGCGTACGTAGCTGGTCTTTGTAGTGCTGGCTAATCATAGGTCCCCCGGTTTGCACTTGTCAGGATGCTTCACGCGAAGCCCGTAGCGACGAGTGGACGGGAGCGTAGCATCAGCCCCCAGAATCCTGTACTTGTCCAAGATGTGAAGATACACGCCAAACCACAGGGCCCCGTGGGCTTCGTGGTCTGGGCCCAGCTTCTTGTCCAGAATGTGATGGGCCAGTTCGTGGGCCAGCAGCGGCAGGTTCCAGCCAATGGCCCGGTCCATGTTCACTTCCAGCCGGTTCGGTAGCTGCTGCGCCGTCCACGACTTGGGTCCGAGCCACACACTCTTCAGTGTAATGGGACGGACGCAGTAGTACCGGCACACCATCTTGACGAACTGTCGAGCGGTGCGGAGCGTTAGCTTGTGGTTGATGAACAGGGTCTCGAAGTTTCTGTTCTCCCACAGGTACACGACTTCCCGCTGGGGATCGAGGTCCGGGGACTTTAGAAGGGCCCTACGAATACGTCCGGCCAGCGCCCGGTCCGCATCATATCTGCGAGGCGGACAGCCCTTCCCCCGACCTGCGATGCCCACTTTGAGGCGAGCATTCCCCGTGCTGCGTCTTCCCATCGTCTTTCCTTTACGGCAGCGAGCGTGTTCTTGAAGCCAAGCAGCCCGGCGATGCCTAGGTTGAATGTCATGTCCACAAGGACAGACTTACGCACTTCGTCCAGTTCCATTACCCACGGCAGGGCCGTGAACAACTGACGCGAGTGTTCTGTGATGTCGTGCTCCAGCAGATCGTCGATGATGTGCTCGGGCAAGTGACCGCCCTTGCGCCGGTCGATTAGGTGCCCGACGCCGATGGTCCAGTACCCTAGCGAGTCTCGGTAGGCGTGCTTGACGCGCCCTTCGTGGAGCGACAGCATTTCCCGCAGGTTATTCACCAGTGCCACGGTTTTCCTCCAACTCAGGGTTCGTTGTCAGGGCCACGAAGTCTTGTACGGCGTTACGCACCAGCGGGTCGGTGACCTTGCGGCGTCCCTTGTACACGTCTTCCATGACCTGCAGAGAACGCAGGCCCTTGTCCGTAAGTAGTAGGTCTTCCAGCTTGCCCGCGCCGCCGATACGGAAGAACGCTCGGCCAAGGAACGCGCCGGAACGCGACACCAAGGCCATCAGGGTGCTTTCCGCAGACGGGGCAGTGTTCGGGTCCACCTGTCCCTCGGTACCAGACCGCAGGACGCGGACCCGATTCAGGGACTGGTTAAGACGGGCGTACTCGGCGGGCGTGAACAGCCCCTCCCCGAACGCCATCTTGTTGTTGCCGAGGATGGCAGATTCCCACACGCCCGGGTCCACCTTGCCGCGAGTCGCGGCCCGGCCTGCGCCAGACGTAAGCTCGGTGAAGGCGTTGTTCAGCAGGGTGAAGCGTAGGTCAGCAAGGGCCGCTGGGTCGTGCTGGCGCAGCAGGTTCGCAAGGAACCGCTGTTCGCCGGGTTCCATCTTGGCGATATCGGCAAGGGCCTTGCTCTGGTCGATAGGCAGGTTGCCTTCGTGCCCGAACAGCTTGACCGTAGCCCGGTCGAACATTTCCTGCCGAGCGTCCTTGAACGCCTTGTAGTCCCGGTTCGCTTCCCTCAGTTCGGTAAGGGCCTGCACGGCCGGGCGTGGCGTAGCGCCCGGTGAGGATGCCTTGTTGACCGCTAGGAAGGCGTCAATGTCGTCGTCCACGGCTTGGATCATGTCGTTCAGCGCACGGTGCTTGTTCGCTGTCGCTTGGTCCATCGCGTGGGTCATGTTCCGCGCCTCTGTCCAGTACTGCTGGTCGAGGGCCCGTAGGTTGGCACGGATGCGGATAAGCTCAGGCACCGCGATAGTCGGGTGCGCGCCCGTCGTGCGGACGGCCGTCAGGTAGTCGTCCAGTTCCTTGATGACGCCTGTAGGGCGCTCCGCTCCCGGGGCGACCTTTCTCCACCACGGGCCAGTAGCCTCGTCCGACCACTTGCCGACGGCAGCGCCCATCCGGTCAAACCGGATAGGGAACTTCACCGGGTCATCGGCGGCGACACGTACCGCGCTCGACAGGCGCTGGCCGTATAGCGACGAAGCCGCTTGTTGCGTCTTTCTTACATCGGCCTGCCACGCCTTGTTTACGCGCATAGCCACTTCGTGCGAATCCCCGGCACCACCCCGCCTTGCGGCGACATTAGCCCGGACCGCCACGCGGCCCATAGCGTTGACCATCGGTTCTAGGTGGTCCGCGAAGTCTTCGAACAGATCGTTGAAGTAGTTCTGCGCCTTGGTCATCTGGACCTGCCGCTCGATGGCCTGTGCCATCTTGGAGCCGGTCTGCAGTGACACAGGATCAGGCATGGACGACGGGCCCATGTTCGCCCGAGCGGCCTGCAGGGCGCGGTTCTCCTGCGCCCGGGCCGCAAGGCGGCCTACGAAGTTCTTGATGGCCGGTCCGCCGCCAGCACCTAGCTGCAGGATCGAGCCCGGTAGGAACGCAAGCCCGGCCGATGCGGCCTTCTGGAATGCTACGTCCCCGGCAGTCTCAGCAGTCTCCGACGCGCCAGACGCAAGACCGCCAGCAATCAGGGCGTCCTTGCCGGTACGAGCAATAGCCCGGGCCATAGTCTGGGCTTCGGGTAGGGCCCGGCCCACTCCCGCACGTACGGCTCCGGCACGGGTAGCCATGCCAGCGGGCGCCATGAGAAGCAGCGCTTCGCCTACGTCCGCGCCCTCTTCGAAGTCTTCGTCGCCACCGGACGCCGCAAGGCGGCGCACGTTCATGTCGGCGGCCTGCTCAGCAACGGCTCCCTCGGACCCGCCCAGTTCCCGGGCCATAGCCACTAGCTGCTGGTATCCTTCGACAAGGCGAGGGAACGCCTCCGTCACAAGGCCCTTGGCCGAGCGGCGGAACCGGGCATCGCGGTCCTGCACTTCGGCCTGACGAGTCAGGGTCGAGTGCTGGGCGTTCTGCTTCTGTACCAGAGAGTCCCGGTACTGGGCCAACTTACGGATATCAGCGCCCGCAGTGGGGCCATCCTCGGCGTCAGCCTGCCGGATGGCGGTATCAACGCGCTCGATTTCATCCCGCAGGTTAGCTGAGAGAAGCTGGGCCTGAGTTAGCTCTGGCACTTACTGGCTCCGACGTTGTAGGATTTCGTCAATGTCCGCAGGGCGCTGACCGGCGAAGCTGCTCTCAGCGGCCTTCTTGGGCGTCTCGCCAAGCTGGCCCCATAGCTCTTCGAACGCATTGTACGAGGCAGCGGCGTCAGCGATCTGCTCCGAGAAGTACGTTTGGGCGTTCTTCGATCCAATCGACCGTACCCAGCTTGTGTACTTGTCCTTGGTCTGGCGGGCAAGGTTGGCGAAGGCCGCCTTGGCTGCCGCAGGATCGTCCACCGCTCCTAGCATCTGCAGGGCGTAATCGAAGTCGTTGTTGGACAGACGGCCGCCCGGGTCGTTCGCGCGGGCGATAGAGTACGCCGCGTTGATGACCATAGACTCAAAGAGCGTCCGGTCCACGTTCAGCCGGTCAGCCAGCTTGTACGTCTTCTGGCGGCTCTGGGCAGCGATTAGCTTCGGGCTCTTCCCGCCGCTGTCGCGTGAGTCGTCTGGGCTCGTCGACAGATTCTCAAACCCACCGATGTTACCGCCCTTGGACGAGAAGTAGTTGGCCAGACCCTGCATCTTGTTCTGGATACCGGCCTGTACACCCGCCGCGCCGGACATGACGCCCGGGCTCTGGGTCACAAGCTGCAGAAGGTCGTGCATAGTATCGTACACGGTGAACGTCGAGCGCAGGACTTCCATGCCGTCCGTCTGAGCGCGTTCGCTCATCGTCGGACCTTCCTCATCGCCCTTCCCGGGAGCCCTCGGCTGCGGCATACGGTCGTAGTATCCTGCCCGGGCTTCGTTCAGCCGGATGGCAGAGGGGCGCTTCTCCACAAGGTCTGTGGCCCGTTCATCGGACAGGTCCGCAGCGGACAGGGCTTGCTGACCCTGAGCCAAGTTCTCGGCCGTCTCCGACCGGAGCTTGTTCTGCTCGTCCTTGTAGGTACGAATCTGGTTAAGGCCGGGCAGGAGCCCCTGTGCGGCTTCGAAGTCGCCCGCTTGCATGAACGCTTGCATCGTTTCTTTGATGGCCTGTTCCTGAGCGTCCATAGGGTCTAGGCCCCCGGACTTCACAAGGTCAGCAAGGCGCTTCTGCGCCCCGGCCATGATTTCCTGAGTCGTGATAGCCCGCTGGTCTTCCGGGGTTACGGCGATCCCCTTATCCGCTAGGCGACGACGGGCCTTGATGCCCGACAGGCCAGCCTCGCGTACCCAGAAGCTCGCGTTAGGTTGTAGCGCCAGCATATCCGCCGTGCGCTGACGTTCCAGACCACCCGGCGTTAGGGGCCGTAGAGAATCGAACGGGTTTACTGATTCAGCCATGTTACAGTCCGAAGTTGCCCGAAGGCATTGGGAATGGGCCCGCCGTTACCGAGGGAGCGCCAAGGTTAGGCTGCTGGACCATCGGGACGGACGGCCTGCCGAAGCGGTTGCCGAGCCATGAGCCGAGCGCGTCAAACGCGCCGCCCTGCTGTAGGGCGTTGTAGCCAGCCATGAACGGCTGGCCCGATGCTTCCGCTGCCATCATTGCGGCCCCGGGCGCTACACCGCCTCCGGCACCAACGCCGAGACCGGCCTGCTGCATAAGCTGCTGGAAGAGGTTGTTAGAGCCACCGAACGCGCCCATGCCCATATTGAACTGCTGTAGCTGGTTGCCCATCGCAGCACCGAACCGCTGGTTCGCAACCTGCTGACCAAGGTCCCATGCCTGCGTCTGGCGAGCAAGATCAGCCTGTCCTTGTGATTCCATAAGCGCACGGAACCGCTCCGCGCCGCCAGTCGTGCCCAGCATTCCGCGAGCGAATAGCTGGTTGTCAAGGTCCTGTTGGTCCCGGCGCTCCTGCGGAGCCGCTAGACGGCTAAGGCGAGAGTACTGATCGCTCACGGTTTCGTTCAGGCCGCGACCAAACAGACCTTGGTAGGCATTCATGACTTCCGGCGACATGGCCCCCGCGTTAGCAAGGCTACCCAGTCCCAGAGTATTGAACATGCCACTGAACGGGTTGTTGGCCTGCGACAGGGACAGGGTACCGTCCTTGCCAACGGTCATTGAGCCCGCTGGGCCGGTGACGCCGTACGGAGTCGGCTTAGTAGACTTCGCCGCGCCCTTAGCCGCTTTCGCGCCCTTCCTTGCGCTATAGACCGCCGCGCCCGCGCCGACCACTGCACTTGTAATCGCAGCCATTAGAATACCTTCGTGTAAGACAATTCGCTTAGAGTGTAGCCGTTACGTTCGTACACGGCCCCAACCTTTTCGGGCTGGCACGTAGCCAGCGCCACCATCGACCATCGCTTTGCGCCCTTGGCGCGGGCTCCGTCTTCCATAGCCCTGAACAATAGCTTGCCTGCGTCTCCGCGACGGTGCTCAGGCCGGACGTACCAGAACAACTCAACGCCCTGCAGTACTGCCTTGTTGAAGAAGAACCCGTCGAATACAGCCGCCGCCATACCAGCAAACTCCCCGGCGTCGGTCTCTACGACCAGCGCCAGTCCGTTGTCCGCGCAGTAGCGGGTCCACGCCTTGACGCTCTCGGGGTCGTACCCCACGTCCTTCGTCCAGCCGCCTTCGTTGCAGAAGTCGCGCCCATATAGGGCGATGTTATCAACGTCGGCATCCGTCTCTGCCTTTCGTACTCGGTACATGGTCCCCTCAGTCGAAGAACGCCGTAAGCACCAGCCGGGCGTCCTGCTTGCCCCATCCGTAGCCTCCGACTGGGAGCGCAACGTGGAACAACTCAGCCGGGAAGATACAGGCTCGGTTCTCGCGGGCCCCGCATCGGGCCCAGAGCCTCCAGTTGCCCATATCGTGGGCATCCTTGGTCGTGCGGATCAGGTCCCCGTCATCCGTAGGGGCCGAGCGGAGCCGAAGGGCTCGGTGCTCGGCGAACCCGGTACCGCCTTCCTTGTCAGTCAGGTACAGCATCAGGGAGCCCCGGCCCATGCTGTTGTCCGTGTGGACCGCATGAGGGACGCGCACTCCGGCCGGACTCAGCCGCAAGAACAGCGTGTGAGCCTGGACGGGGCGTTTAAGCTCTGCGTCTAAACGCTGCTGTACTTCAGTACGAGTCTCGTCCGGGATATCCGTGCAAATGAACGGGTAGACTACCCCATCTGCCGGATTCCGGTAGTCCGCGTACTGCGCCGTATCGGCGTAAGCGCGGAGCGCCGGATAGGTCTGCAGGAAGCCGTCGATTACGCGAGGCTTAGAAGAGAGCCCCACGGAAGACCGGGAGTTGTGCCATGAACTTGTTTCCACCGCCCTGCCCTCCGAGTTGCGGTACGAGTGACCCGCCTCCGTTACCGAACGGGCCCATGAATTTGTTGAGTCCTAGGAACGGGCTCGGCGCGGGGCCGGGCTTGCTCATGCCGCCAAGCTGGTCGGCCAGCAGGCCCATCTGCCAGCCGGGGATATGGCCCATGCCGCCCATGCCGCCCTTGCCGGAGAAGTCACCACCGAATCCGCCGAAGCCCGGTGCACCGAGCGCGATGGGCGACAGGCCCCCGCCCGGGAAGGTCATCGGCTGGTGTGGCCGGTTCTGTCCGAGTACTTGGAAAATGTTTCCGAAGCCCGGTGGGCCGCCTCCTGCTCCGGGCTGGGGACCAAACACGCTCTGCATGAATTGTGCAGCAGCGGGGCTCTGTAGCATACCGCTACCTAGGAGCGCCTGCATATCGAAGCCCTGCTGGGCCGGGCGCGGGATACTAGCAAGCGCCCGCTGCATTAGGTTAGGGCCGGGTCCGCGCTTGCCATACGGGGCTGATCCGAAGAAAGTCATGTTAGTTACCTAGGAGTTTTTGGGCCGCGATTGAGGCGGCACCGCCGATGACTGCGGCCACGCCGCTGATGCCCCACAAGGCCCCGCGGCCCTTGTTCATCGTGTCGCGCAGGTCCTGAACCGCCGTTCGCAGTTCGTTAACTGTCGTGGCAAGGTGCTCTACGGACCCGGCCAGCTGGGCATTCTCTACGCGCAGGTCTGCAATCGAGGCGGCGTTCTGTTGGTTTAATGTTTGACGTGGCATTAGGTTGCATTTAGTGTGATGTTAGCAGAGTCCAGCACCTCTCCGGTGGAGGCCAGCCGAATCTGCACGTTGACCACACCCGACCCTGAAGTAAGGCGCAGCTTGAGGCCCAAGACACCCAGCACTTGCCAAGTGTCCTCGGGATGAGACGACCCAACTACCGTATCTGGTACAGAACCAGATACGGAGTCCCACTTAAACTCGTAGGCGGTGTACAGCCCGGACAGCTTCCATTCGCCTGAGATTTCCAAGCTGGTATCACCGCCGTCCGTGACTTCTTGAGACGTGCCGTCCGTCTCGTAGTCGATGCGGGCGTAGCCGGTCGAGGCGATATTACGGTTGCTGATAGCGACTAGTATCTGGTCTTGGGCGATCAGCACCGCCAGCATCATGCCTTGGTTCAGGTTCATTAGGCTAGCGCGATGCCGGCTGTCGTCATGTAAATCTTTGACGTTGCCGAGTCGTAGATGCCGGAGAACATGTCCACCTTACCGGCGGCCGTAGACAGGGTAGGGGCCGTGCCGGACGGCCAAGCGAAGATAGAGGCCCACGTAAGCGTCCGGGAGCCGGTGCCGTCCTGCGTCACCCGGTAGACGAGCACCTGCCCGTTACGAAGACTAGTAGGGGCGCCCATGATTCGGTTGCCGCCGAGCGTGACCTTGAAGTTGTTGGACAAGGAGGCGTCGGTAGCGATAGTGGCCGCGTCAGTAAGCATGGACCACGCGATACCCTTCGGCAGGTCCGACTCAAGGATGAGGCCGGAGGCGTCAAGAGGGGCGATACCGTTCGCGGCGCCTTCTCTGGACTCGTCCACCTTGGAGGCGATAGCCGTTTCCAGCGCATCGAACTCAACATCGAGGTCCGCCCCCAGCGCGGTCTTCTCGGGATCGCCTGACGGCAAGGCGTCCTTAGGGGCAAAGTCTGTAGTCTTGCTGTAGTCGCTCATGATTCGTTATGCCATCCGGCCTTGGGAAGTGTAGACGCGCGTAGGCCCAAGGCCGAACGCCGCGCCATTAATTGTGGTACGGACCGCGAACTTCAGGTACTCACATTCCCCGAACAGCGGGACTTCTGCGAAATGGAACTGCTGACCGGCTCCCCACTCCATCGAGCCCCACTCGTCCGTGCCCCACTCGTCGCCACCAGCATCTAGAGAAGCCGCGGCGGCGGAAGTGTTGTACAAGAAGTCCGTCCACCACTTGAAGCTCACAGTGCGGTCGGCCGGGCTGAACAGCATAGGGCGCAGGTGCTTGAGTACCCGGCGCCGGTTGTCTTCTCCGACCATTGGCACCCAGCCTGATTGATACTCGAACCGGTACGAAGAAGTATTATCAACGAAACCGGTGTACTTGCCGATGCGGCCGTTGAAGCCCATGTAGAAAGATTCGTCCGATGTGCTGGTCATGGACTTGGGCACTAGGTCCCATACAGTCATGCGGTACCCGCCGTTGGGCAGGCGCTGCTTCAGGTCAAACACGAAGGTTGTTTCGTTGTCTGGGTGGGACAGCAGCACTAGGCTCTCTAGCGCGTAGTGCGCCATTCGGACCTTGCTCAGGTCGCCGTCCTGTAGTGCAGCAGCAAGAAAGTCGTTGTTCGACGGGGTAATATCGTTGACCGGAGTGGGCTGTTCTTGAGTCGTACGGGCCAACGACCGGACGCCGTTGGAAGACCAGAACACCACGTCCTGTTCCCCGACCAGCGCCACAGCATCGCGGGCCACTAGGCCCGCGTTCTCGATGACCTGCGTGACGTACATGTTCGTCGGGTTAAGGCCGATATCCGAGCCCGCGCCGTCCGTCCACAGGACGATGTGGCGCTTGCCGAAGACCACTAGGTACGAGCCGTAGGACACGATGCCTACCACTTCGTCCATGCCTTTCGTCCAGACCGACCGCATATCAATCAACCCGCCACCGTCCACTGTGGCCCATCGAGTGTGGTCCAGCAGCGCCGAATAGCGGATAGTCTGCTTATCGTCGTCGAGGCCCCACACGCGCCCGAAGGCCGCGAGGGCAGTATTACCGTCAGGCAGGGTGCCCGAGGCCGCGATGATCGTAGCGAAGTTACCCGACCCGTTGTACTGGATCGGGGTCTCGCCAGCGACCCAGCCTAGGCAGAACCCGTTGAAGTTGATGAACTTCCATAGTCCTGTAGTGAACACCAACGAGCCGGTCTTCTCCGTTAGAGCCCCGGCGATGCCGCTGAAAATCTTAGTCGCGGTAGATGTAATCAGTTCCGACGTACCAGAGGCGTTCAGGTACTCGTGCATCTGCACGATATCCGGGCTTCCTGAGATAAGGGTATTCTGCTGCGTCCAGCCGTTGCGGGCCGCTAGGCGGTTCTGTCCGTCAACTACGATGTTCTTGGCGAGCGTACACCATTCCGGCCCAAGGGGCGCGTACTGGCTCTGCTTCGCCATACCGTAGAAGGCAGGCGCTGGGATAGCGTCGGGGCGTAGCCGGGGCACTTATTGAGCCTCGAAGGTCAGTTCGTCCTGCAAGAAGTCCGCGTTCATTGCGTCCATAAGCGCCTTGTCGGCGCGGCGCTGGAGGCTGGCAACCGTCGTGCCCATCTCTTCGCCGCGCTCTTCGGCGGCGAACGCCAGCGCCTGAGTCCATACCGGAGCCGCAGGGATAGTCAGTTCGTCGTCCTTGTCTTCAAGGTCGTCCTGAGGCACGACCATGATGAAACGGACCGTGTAGGCTAGGTCCGGGATAGGGAAGAACTCGGCCGTAAGGCCGTCAGCGGAGCGTGTAAACGCCACGGCCGTAGGCACGTTCTCGTCCGCATCCGGGTACAGCGCCCGGATCGCATCAATCTCGCCCTTCTCGATGACATCCAGTCGCCACTCTTTGTCCGCCGTCGTCACGAACGTTTGTGGCAAGCCCTTGACGTACAGCAGGTACGACCGGTCGTTGGTCTCGCTGGTAAGGGAGACTGACCCGGCGCTTGGGGTTAGGGTCTTGTTGATCGTAGTACGCAGGGCGTACCACGGCCCTGAATCCTCAACGTCGCGCTTGGCGTCGTTGACAAGAGCGGCGACCAGTTCAGGGTAGCCCGAGGTAACACCAGCGGCCTCTGTAGCCCGGAGCCGACGAAGAACTCTATTGACCAGTTGGAGGAACGTCATTCTTCACCTTGATAGGTTTTACCAGCGTCGCACGGGCGAACTCGGCAAACCGGGCCAATAGTCGAGCCACGGCCTCTGCCGTGGCCATGTTCTGAAGAGGGGCGGAACGGGCCAAGTTAATCAAGTACCGGGCGTCCTCTGTGGAGAAATTGTGCTTTAGCCGTTTCATAGGTCCTCCAGATTAAACGTGCTTGCCCACGCAGCGCCACCGTCGTGACGTTGTGTCGTATAAGAGAATCACGCCTTCGTTTGCGCCGATCGTGATGTTCGCGCCAATCTCGAACCGATAGTCTGCCGTGCTGGATGCTGACTGGTTGACTAGAACGATGTCCTGAGTTCCGACGTTGGTGATGAGCATTGTTCGGGACGTTAGAAGCGCAGTCACGAGGCCGGTGATGTTGCGAGACGCATCAGAGGAGAGTCTTAGAACGGACGCCGCGGTAAGCCCGGTCGGGTTGTAGTCGTTTTGATTGGCCGTGATCTGCGCCGGGGAAATGTGCGAGCCAAACTGAACTGAGCCGACAAGCTGCACTCCCTTAAGGCTAACTTCGTTTCGGTAACGGCAAATAATCTCGCCGGCACAAGCCATCGAGAGAATTCCAGCCCCCTCAAGGTAGATGCCGGTGCTTACGTCCGCCAAGAACGAATAAGTAGGATTCGTGACGGTGCCGCTGCCGGCCCAGTACGGACCAACGAACTCGTTGTCGAACTGTACGTTGTCGGCGTTGACGATGATGCCATCGCCAGCGCCTACATCGAACGTGCGGTTCGCACTGATGTCCCCGCCACCAGTCAACCCTGTGCCAGCCGTTAGGGTGACGCCTGAGTGGTCTACGTTCCGAACGTGTGCCGTATTAAGGGCCACGTCGGCAGCGTTGACTGTGATGCCGGTTCCGGCACCTACGTCGAACGTACGGTCGGCCGCTAGTGTACCTCCGCCCGTCAGGCCCGCGCCAGCCGTAAGGTTGCGAGTGGCCGATGCGAAGTCTGCCGATGACAGGCCGTCGAGCAAGTCGGCGTCTAGGCCGGACCCTGATCCGTCAACTGTCAGCAGCTTGGCAAGAACGTCGGCAGCGGTATAGCTCGCTGCCAGAAGGTATTGAGGGTGATCGTTGTCCGATAGCCCGCCTAGGTCCCCGTGGTCTCCGGGTACCCATTCAGTGCCATTCCAGACAAGCGCATCACCTGATGTGGCCCCGCTGGTGTCCACTCCGCTGAGGTCATCTAGCGAGGTTACTTGCTTGATGAGCGCAAAGCGCCGTGTAGCCAAGCGTTGCTCCTGTAAAACAAAAGGCCGGACCCCGGGATGGGGTCCCAGAGTCCGGCCTGTAGGGCTGTCAAGCCCCGTCAACTTACGCTGACGGAACGATGATGGCGCGAGCGCCTTCAGCGCGGAGCGTCCTGACACCGTACAGCCGGTCGGCTGTAACTAGGGTGCCCAGAGCTTCCTGCTTGTACTGAGCCTGCGTACGGACGCCCATCTGTTCAGCAAGGACCAGAGAATCCTTCTGGAACATCAAGCAAGCCCGGTACGGGATCGAGTTCAGAGACTCGATTGTGGCGATGTTGGTCGAAACGTAGACGGGGATGCCGTATACGTCGCCCACTAGGCCGTTACGGATGCTGTTGCCAGAACCCGCTTCGCCCGTGAACGCCTGCTCCGTGAACCGCGTTACGCCCAGAAGGCGGCGCTTTTCGACCGGAGGGATGACCAGAACGCGGTCGCGCATCGGAACGTCGTTGTCGTCCAGCGTCTGGGCGACGCGACGGAGACCTGCGTCCGACAGCGCCGCGCCGTTGCCAGCGCCCGCGCCGGAGTAGGCTGTCGAGCCGTCCGAGCCGATGACCGCACCGCTGTAGGCGGTGCCCGAGTTCCAAGTCGCCGCTAGGTCGCGGAGGTCGGAGTCAACCTGTGTAGCCAGCGCGTAACCAGCGTCGTTGGTGTAGAACCGGCGAAGCGAGGCCATGCCCTGAACTTCCAGAATGTCTTCGACGAGGAACGAGTACTCGTAGTGCTTGTTGATAACAACCTGCACTCCGTTGGCAGTCGATGTGACCAGCGTTACGACGTTGTTAGCCGCCTTCGCGCTTGCCGCACCCCGGACCGGAGCCGGAATGTGGATAACGTCACCCTTCTTGCCATTGTGATTGATGCGTGAAACGAGCGCGGCAAGAACAAGGTGCTTCTTGTAGCCCGCGATCACGTCGTCCGACCAAACTTCAGGGATGAAGTTTGCGCCGTCCGTCACGTCAATCGAGTTGGTGAAGGACAGTGATGTAGCCATGTGGTTTTACTTCCTGTGGAGGGGGATGAGAGGATTACTTACCTGACTCGGCCTTCCGCGTATGCTTCCAGAATCTGGGGCTGTAGGCGGTCGAACTCGTCCGGGTTGTGAAGCCGCATATCAAGCAGCTTCTCGCGGGACCACGTAGGTTTGCCAGTCTTCGTTGATGCCACCCCTGCGGCCGTTGAGCCGCCCGGGCGGGCTAGGCCAGCTTTCCGCGCCTGCGCTGCGGGGTCCGCTGCAGGCTCTTCGGGCCGTCGCGCCTGTGAGTGCTCGTTGTAGAGCGCAAACAGGTCGTCAGCGGCAGCAAAGTCGCCCTGCGTAGCGGCCATCGCTAGGCGCTGGCGGTACGGAGATTGCTGGACCCAAGCGCCGAAGGCTTGGTCCTGCATGGTGTCGCGGAACTTCGGATGCTTCTGTTCGAACCGCGCGAGGCTAAGTTCGTACTCCATGCGAGCCAGACGCTCTTCGGACGCGCTTGCGCGTTCGTCGGCAATCTCTTTCGCAACGGCTACGACCTGCGACTCAGGGTCCTGCAGAATCGAGTCAGCGGTGATTGGCTTCCGAGCCGGTTCGCGGTTATCGGGCTGCTGTCGTGACAGTGTGGCACGGTTAATGCCAAGAAGCTCGTCTGCCAGACGGCGGACCTGACCTACTTCATTGTGTGCCCGGCCGAGCGCCGATTCGGCGTTCCGGTGCATCTCAATGACTTCGGCCAGAGACTTCCCCTTGTACTTTTCCGGCAAGTCATCGCCGGGCTGGTCTTGAGCCGGGTCAGCCGCAGCGGGCTGGTTGTCCGGTCCCTTAGTCAAGTCCAACAGGTACTCTTCAGGGGCCTCGTTCGCTAGTTGCTCTTTTGACACAGTAAGTTACTCCCAGTTTGATCCGCCGCAGGCGGTTATGGATCGGTCGTCAGGTCGCGGGCTGCTCAGTCGCCGTGTTCGCGCTTCCGAGCTTCTTCGATTCGCTGACGTTGTGCGCGGTTGCGTACCCACTTCTCCCCGAGAGTCGGGAAGGACGCCGCGTCAACACCAAGGCTGGTGTCAAGGCGCGGAGCGGATAGCTGCCGCTTGGCGAGTCCCCCGCACATCGGACAATTGACGGTATCCCGCTTGTCCCGATCTACGAGTTCTTCGAAACGGTAGTTGCACGGACATAGGTAGTCGTGCAGGATGAGCACGGATTACTCCGCCTCAAGCTCTAGCGGTTCGTCGGCTTGCTTCTCCGCAAGCTCGGTCGCCTCAAGCTGTTGTTCCATCGTCAGGAGCACCTGTAGCGAGGCCGACATGCCACGCAGGAAGTACAGTTGCTCCACGGTGTTTACGTTGAACGGGAAGCCCTCGCGGAAGGCATCTAGGTGAGCCTTCGTGTTTCGCATCAGGACTTGCCACCCCTGCGTCTGGAACATTTCCCGCAGGGCGTCGTTTTCTTGGTTGATGTGCTCGTTCATGGTCCCCCCTCTCTACTTAGCTCTTCTTCGGCTCGGGCCGACGAAGCTTTTCAGCGTCCGCCTCCAACTTGTCGATTTCGGCAGGCAACTTGGCCGCCCGCAGAGCAAGGTCCACTGACTTCAGGTGCATACCCTGCTCAGAGATATCGTTCTGTCGAGCGAACTGATCCACTTCCTCGCGGTCGTTAGCCACTTCCAGAAGCTCGGCCTGAACCTGAATCGGAGCGACCGCAGCCTGCGCCTTGGCCAGTTCGGCCTGCGCCTCGGCCTTTAGCGCCTCGGCCTTAGCCTTGGCAGCGTTAGCTTCCTTCTCTTCGACTTCGGCCACTAGGCCACGAACCTGCAGTTCCTCCATCTGCTTCGCCTTGGCCTGAGCCTCTGGGTCAGCGGGAGGATTCAGCATTTCATCTAGCGCCTTGAGCACGGAGCCCTTCTGCGCGATAGACGAGTTGTCAAAGATCGCCCGTAGCATGGCGAAGAAGGGCTTGGATTCCTGCGGTACCAGCGACAGCAACTGCGTAAGCTGCTGCTGTTCCACTTCGCGGGCCATGACGCCCAGCGTACCGGAAACCGTGAACTTTACGTCGCTCGGGAACTCAGGCGAAAACTGGACGTATCGCCACATGATCTTGCGGATCGCGGGCTGTAGCAGCTTCCGCTCGATGTTCTGCATCGTGCGGCGGGCTCGCTTGATAAAGGGGGCCCCCATGAGGGCCCGATCCTGTGCGCCATCAGCCGAAACCCCGGGGTCCATAGCCCCAGTTGCGGTCTGTACCATGCGCTCCATGTCGGCAGCGTTCTGGAACAGGTCAGGATCGACCTTGCCGAACTGGAACCCTTGGATAACGTCTCCCGGAGTTCCTGTCGTTGGCCAGAACTTGCCCGGCCACACGGCTAGATTCATTCCACGCGGTAGGCGGGTAACGTCACCGGCCACCATCGGGTTCGCCACAAGGGCGAGAGCGTCGATACGGGCGCGAACGTCCGCGTCTAGGGCCTTCTGGGCGTTGTAGCCCTTCTCGATGACCCCACGGCCCCAGAAGTAGTTGGGGACCGTATCGTGCTGGTAGGCGACGAATGAGCGGTCCCGCATGATGAACGGGTTCGCTTTCGCGCCGATACACTTCGACTCGTTGGCAATCGTTACGATAGCCTCAACGAGAGTTTCGTCGTCCGACTCGCGCTTGGCCATGTCGGCCACCAGCGTGTCGTCCGGCTCTAGGTACAGGGCAAGCATACGGGCAGGGACCTTGCCGTGCCACTCGGTCAGCTTCGCACCCTCAACGTTGGTCGTCTCAAAGGCGAGGATGCCGGACTTCTGCTGCGGGTCCTGCGGCTGCGGGTTCCAGATCGAGACCGGCGTAGGCCGGTAACGGCCTTCCCGCTGGCCCTGCTTGACTTCGTGGAGCGGCACGATGGTTTCGTGGGCGCACCCCAGCATCCGGTTCAAGTCGTCGGTTGTAGGGTCCGGTACGAACTCGTACGGCTCAAGGGCGATGAACTCCACGCGGGGCTCTTCGCGCTCCACTACACGGCGAGTACCGTCTTGGTCCTGCTCTAGTTCCTGTACGGTCTTCATGTAGACGTTGATCTTGCCAACGCCAGTACCGTACAGGGCACCGATCAGTACCAGCTTCGCTACGGCGGCAGGGATACCTTCCTCGTCGCAAAGCTCCAGAAGACGGTCGCGGGCGCGAAGCATTTCGTCGCGCTGCTCAACGTCTTCCATTTCGTCTAGGTTCTCGTCTACGTCGAACCAGATGGCACGACGGAAGATAGCCTCTTCAATCTCGGACACGGTAGCGTCCAGCGCCTGCATAGACGCCGGAGTAACGATGCGCGAGCGTTCAGACTTGCGGTTCTTGTCCTGCGCAGCCCACACGCCGCGCCAGATACGAACGTATTCGTCCCACTTGTCGCGGTGCTTCTGATCGCGGATATCGCGCCAGTTACGTACGTGGTCCATGACCCAGCCGCAAAGACCAGCCCCCGGCTCCATCCGTGGGGATTCCCCCGGTAGAAGCGGTAGCTGCGAGTCGTCTTGCTGCGCCGGTAGGTAGCCTTCCGCCATGTTCCTTAATAGCCTGCGTAGGTGTCGGTTGGGCTCCACTCGTTCATCCCTTCGAACTCATCGAAGTATGAAACGCGGGCCATCTGGTCCACGTACGCGAGGGAGTCGATCATGTCGTCCGGCGACCGTGGGTCAGGAAAGTCGCAGGCTTGTTCGATCAGTTTGGCGTTCCACGCCCCCGGGGCCAGCCACACCGAGCCTTTTTCGCAACGGCCCTGTAGGGCCCATTGAACGCGGTCCGGCTTGCTTTTATTCCCGTGGGACAGCGGAACAATCTCTAGCCACCGACCGTACTTCCGCATCAGGTCGGTCAGGTAGGGCGTCACGGCGGCGCATAGCGCCCCCTTTTCGATGCCTACCCGCGACGTGCCGACAGAGCGACACGCTTGGAAAATCTGTAGGGCGGTCTCGCGGACCTCCCAGCGGCCGTGGCGAATCTCTTTGACCCACCACCCGTCCGCGTTGACCTTGACGACGCTGATGGCCGTCTCGTCGCGCTTCTTGTAGTCCTGCTGACGAGGGGCCTTCGTGAAGCCCGCCAAGTCCACCGCCACTACCCAGTCGCCGTCATCCGGCTCCGTACCCACGATCTGGAACGAGTCGCCGTTAAAGAGCTTACCGGACTGGCTGATGAACGACGCCTCGATTTCCTGCGCGATCAGCGAGGAAGACATGGATCGCGTCATGGACGCAATCTCGGAGCGTACGATGTGCGGGTTGTCGGCCGACGTGAAGGTGAAGGCCGCCCACTCGGGGTCCCTCGCCTCCATGCGGTCCTGTGCGTAGCGGTAAAGCCCGTAGAAGTGGTTCTTGCCCTTCGGCGTACCGATGAACAGGGCCTTACCACGAACAACCGAGAGCGCCGGGCGGACGATTTCCTCCCAGACCACTTCGCTCATGTCCTTGTATTCGTCAAGGACCACCGACGACCACGTGAAGCCACGGATGGCGTCCGGGTTGTCGGCCCCGAGTAGCCGCCAACGGCGTCCGTTGGGGAATACGATCAGGCCGGTGTTCTCGTAAATCTGGCAAGCGTCACGAATGGGCTCAATGGCGAGCTTCATCCGGGGCCAGACGATCTTCTTCCCTTGCTCAAACGTCGGGTAAATGTACCCAACTTCCTGACCGGAGTCCAGAGGAACGCCAGCCCACGATACATCAGCCAGAGTATCAATGATGCTTAAAGCGGTCGCATAGAACGTTTTCCCGGACTGACGCCCTGCGGCGCAGACCTTGAATCGTGCAGGCGAGTTATGGATTCTCGCCTGCTCGTCGTGCAGGGAGAAGGTCAGGTCAGCCAAGGGCCCCCCTCAGAGCTTAGGGCTGGGCGGGCTCGTTGACCCGTTCGACCCAACCTTGCAGGTTGAAGAACGAGCTTGCCGAGTTTGTGATGTTGGCGACGTTGATCGCCTCGTTCTCGCCGCCGCGTAGAGGCGGGTCGAAGGTCACTTCAATCGGCCCCTGTGCGTTATCGAGGGCTCCTAGGGAGCCTTCAAACAGAATTGTCGAGCCAGACTTGATAACCGCCAAGCTCTCCGTAGAGGCGCTGTTGGTATAAATCTGGGCCGAGCGCACAACGTTCCGCTTTCCCGCACCCGGGGCTGCGGCGGCAACGTCGTCCGCCGTGTCTGTGACAGCAGCAGGAGAGACGTACGTCCAGTTGGAAATACGGCTCATGAGATTACGTCTTCAGGGCTTCGATAGTGCGAAGAGCCGCTAGGATGGAGTTGACCTTGCCAGCGAGAACGCCGACGCAAGCTTCAAGCTCGTCCACAGTCGGTGTGGCCGAAGTAGTCAGGGTGCTGCCGGTGAACGTAGCGCCGTCGAGGGCGTCTACGCAGTCGGCAATTGACGTGTCGGCTAGACCTAGGGATACACGTGACATGGTAGGGGATACCTTAGTGGTGGTTTACCAGTCAGCCGACTGGTTCTTGCGACGGCGACCAAGCTCGGCTTCGTTCATCTGGCGATCCAGCTTACGCTTCCGGGCTCCGCCCCCGTAGTTACGGTTCACGGACTGAATGGCCAGCGAGGCCATTTCAGCAACCTGTGACGGGAAGGACATGTCCTTCACGGGCTTTTTCTTGTCGGGCATGGGCTTAGTCGTCGTTCTTCGTCGCGTCTTCGCGGCGCTGAACCGACTTCTCCTGAGCGGGCTCCAGAGCGGCCTTCACGTAGTCGAGGCCAGAAGACTTCGACGTTACTGTAGGCTGATCTTCGCCGCCCGGCTTCTGGTACTCTTTCATTGAAGGCATGGGGGGTTAGTCCTTGATGGGGATGGTTACGGGAACACGAACCGATTTCTCGCCCTCGATCAGCTTCGGCTTGGCCGACTGGTCGGTGACCAGATTCTGGACCACGACGTTAATTTCGCGGTCTTGGTTATCCGACTCCTGCGCGTCACGCGGGGTCGTCAGCATCTTGTCGAGCAACACCCGCATGATGCGGTCATTGCCCTTGAGGGCTTGCTTGATTGCCTGCTGCATGAGCTTAGGGCCGCTCTTAGCCAGAGCGTCCCGAAGCTGCTCTTCCAGCAGCAACCGTGCGAGGGTGATCTTGTTCTTCGTGCCCTTGGCCCGACCGGCAGGGTTGCCGCTCTGGCCCTTGACGAAGCGTCCACCTTCGCGCTTGATTACAGGCTTCTCTTCGTGGTCCGTCATAAATTGGTACCCAAGGTAGGAATCAAACCCACATTCAGCGGTAATCGGCCGCTTGTCCTGTCATTGGACGACTCGGGCATTGTTTGGCGGAAGAGGAATGGAGTTGAACCTTCAAGGCCGTGTTAGGGCTCGTCCGTTTTCAAGACGGGTGCCATCGCCAGTTGGCTTGCTCTTCCAGAATTGGCGGTAAGCGTAGGATTTGAACCTACGTGGTCCCGCGTTCAGAGCGCGAGTGGGATACCAGCAACCCACAGCTTAATGGTCGGGGCCCCGGGAGTCGAACCCGGAAACACTTGGGTTTGAGCCAAGTAGGTCTGCCTGTTCCCTTCAGACCCCGGAATTGGCTCCGCCCGGTGGAATCGAACCACCCTCCATACTGGTTAACAGCCAGTTGCTCTCACCTTGAGAGCTAGAGCGGAATAGTTGGTGCAGTGCCTAGGAATCGAACCTAGAGGGCCGAAGCGACCGGGTTACAGCCGGTCCCGTCTCCATAGCGGTCTAGCACTACGATCTTGGTACACCTACAGGGTGCTGCCCCCTGTTAGCCGGAGTGAAAGCCCAGCATCCTAGCTAACGTAGACGATAGGTGCAAATTGGAGCGGGCGAGGGAACTCGAATCCCAGTCGGTCACGTTGGCAACGTGTCGTCGCGCCTTGCGGCGCCCGCAAATTGGTCTCCAGCAGAGGAATCGAACCCCTATCCCGTGCTCCCAAAGCACGTGCCCAGCCATTAGGCCAGCCAGAGATATTGGTACCCCACCCGAGAGTCGAACTCGGAAAACCCTGTTTCTAAGACAGGTACGTATGCCAATTCCGTCAGCGGGGCATAAAAGACGCTTCGCGTCTGAGACGGCGAAGCCGTATTGGACACTAGACCGGGATTCGAACCCGGGTACGCGCCTTTGCAGGGCGCGGCCTAGCCGCTCGGTCATCTAGTGTTGGTGCATCGCGTAGGACTTGGACCTACACCGTACCGGGTAAGAGCCGGTCATGCTGCTTTGACACCAGCGATGCGTATTTGGGGTGAGGTCAGGGACTTGCACCCTGTATCTGCGGGTCACAACCGCACGGCTCAGCTATATCGCCTTACCACACCACTGTCTGGTACCCAGTCAAGGTTACGCTCCCTGCACGGATGCTTTGTAAGAGCTTCCTGCCCACTAGGGACACCGGGCAAATTTGGCGCCTCCGAAGGGAATCGAACCCTCCTACATCGGATCGACAGTCCGTTCACGTCTACCAGACGCGCCCGGAGGCGTAGTTGGTGCGTTCCCGTGGTATCGAACCACGCTCTAGGGCTTTTCAGACCCTCGCTAATCCGTCTCAGCTATGAACGCGAATTGGAGCCCCCGCGAGGAATCGAACCCCGGCACTCTGTTTACAAGACAGAGCCTCTGCCACTAAGGTTACAAGGGCTTGGCCACCGTGGTAGGAGTCGAGCCTACGCGCTACAGCTTCGTAAACTGTGCCCCGAAGTCCCTCGGGCCACGGCGATTTTGGCCTCCCGCCTAGGAATCTAACCTAGCCCCAGACCGTTAGAAGCGGTCCGTGCGCTCGGCGCTCGGGAGAATTGGAGCGGATAAGGGGAATCGAACCCCTACTGCACCGCTTAGAAGGCGGACGACACGCCTTGTGCGTATCCGCATAAACTTGGTAGCGGCCCCGGGTGACGCTCCCGGCTAACTGGGGTTATGAGCCCCTGTCGGTCACTGGACCGACCGCAATATAGGTCCGCTAGTTGCAAGGCCCTTTCGGGTACGTCTCTAGCGGCTGACGTTTGGCACCACTGTAGGGAGTCGAACCCCATCTGTCGGTTTTGGAGACCGGGACGCTCCGCAGCGTCAGTGGCGTAGAATTGGTGGACCTATTAGGTCCCGTATTTTAAATATCGGTCGCGGCGTACGGCTAGATCATAGGGGCCCCTATAGGTCCTCTTTTCCGCGCAAGGGAGCCATGCGGCCTTCCGCACAAGCCCAGAATAGGCGGCCCCACGGGGGAGCCCCGGGGGCCGGTTGTACCCAGCCGGGAGGGGAGGACGGACCGTGGCCGGGCCAACTCAAAGGACCCGGGGCCGCCGCTCCACCCGGACCTAAGTCAGGTTCACCGCCTCTCGGAGACCGAGCCAGACGATGCCGCAAAGAACGATTAACCAGATCATGGAGCCAGTATACTACACGAACCGGGCTTTGTCAAGCCCCCTTAAGGCTCCATGCGGTGCGCGTCGATCTTTTCGTGATCTACGACGAAATGTCCCACTTCCCGGGCGTTAAACGCCTCTAGGACTTCCCCGGGGGTCTTTAGCTCCCGGAGGCAAAGGAATCCGGTCGGTACGTGGGCGTCATACAGGCAAAGGATGGCCGGAATCCGGTCAATCCCTAGCCATTCGCAGGCGTGGACCCGGCTCGCGCCGTAGCGGAGCCAGAGCTTGCCTTTGATGCCCCAGACGAGGATCGGGACCTTGACCCCGACTTCTGCGATGGAAGCTCGGAGGCCAGTGAAGAAGCTGGCCCGGTTGGCGAGAATTCCGGGGTCGATGGCCCGGGGCCGGAGCCCTGCGGAGCGGGTACCGTCCCCTCGGACTCGGAACTCAAGGACTCCGACTTCGGCAGCGCATCGGTCGATGATGCAGAAGGGCTCAAGGGCTGAGATTCGGAGGGAACCGTAGTGTCCGGTCCACAGGGGCCCTCCGGTCCCGTCGAGCGGGCCTTCGCCCTCTCCCGTAGCATCTTGCCCCATAGCTTTTCAAGCTCCCCTTTGACCTTGGCTCGCCACATGTAGTTCGATTCGGTCATCAACCGCTCGGGGATGACGTATTCGAAGAACGGACGCTCCGGGTCCCGGGACTTGAACAACTGGAACACCCGACCCCGGGTGGGGTCAATGATGATCTGGTGGAACTCCCGGGACTTCTGCACCTTGTCCGACATGCAAGCCATGACGAACCCGTGCTGGGTAGCCGCCTCAAAGAACGTAAACTTAGCGTAGGCCATAGATTGGGTCCGTCACAGAATCAAAATCCCACTTGTATCTATTATACCACAGGGCCTAGGTTCTGTCAAGTGGTTTCTGCAAGAAACTGGGTACTTTCATACCGCCGTAGTACTTAACCCTACGTAGGGCCCACTTAAAGGCCGGTTTACGACGTTTCGGCTCCCTCCGCGAGACTCCGAAGGAGTCGAGCGGGACCGGACCGCTCGACTCCTTCGGAGTCTCGCCTCGGGCGACCCCTAGGGAGTCCCGAGGCCCGTGGTCGCTCACTTCCTGCACCGTTCGCTCCTTTACCTTTTACGTACCGTAATATTATAACAAAATTAAGGGAATTTGTCAAGGGGTACCGCGCATAAAGTCCCAAAATGGGAACCTAGTGCTTGGTCGATTTAACATAAATCGCCCCTCCGCGTCCCTTCAAATGCGAATCGTTCTCATTTACTCCGTAACCTACTCTTTCGCATAGCGAAACGTCCCTTGACCGGCCCGCCCCTCCCCCCTGCACCGTCCCTGTTACCTGCTGGGGCCCCCCGGGACTGATTCCTACACCCCCCTCGCGGCGTAGCCGCCCAAGGAATCGGGACGATCCCACGATTCCTTCTGGTGTGGGAAGCCGGGAGCTAAAGTTTATTTGTAGCTGGGGTTACCCCTGCCCCCCGGTTATGTTACCTCGCGTCGGATTATGCCCGTGCCGTGGGCGCATTATGCCCGCGCCCCGGCCCGTGCCCAGCCTAGCGCGCCGGCCCAGCACGGTCCGCGTGTAAACGCGGCACCGGCACGGTCCCCGGCCCGGGCCCGCCCCCCATGTACGTGCGGGGGGCGGCTACTATAGCTGGCCGGGTACCGCTTAGGCCCTAGGCCTGGTCCGGTCCCCAGTCCCGGCTAGCCCCGGCACCCGGCCCACACTGCCCCTACCACGGTCACCAGCACCCCTAAAGGTACCAGTCCCATGAAACACAGGCCCAGTCCAGCCCATACCATTACCCTGTCCATTGCCCTAGTCCGTGAGATACAGAGGCACCGGCTCGGGGAAGGTCGGCATCCGATCCGCGCCCCAGCCCTTGACCACGTACCGGCCCAGTTCGCGCCGGTTCAGCTCGGCCACCATTACCGAAGCTTCGTACAGGCGGGTCCGGGCATAGACCCGGACCGCTCGCCCTGTCAGTGTGTCGCGCACCATGTAGGCCATTGTCTCGCCCTCCGTTTAAGTCGGGCCCAGTATCGCCCATGAACCGGGCCCGGGTCAAGCGCCGCTAAGGCGCGGCTGGTATCGGAACCGTGAACCGGATCACACATTAGCACTTACGTCTAGACGTAGACGGGCGCATACTCTATCCACGGTCAAAGCTTAAACGGGAGTTGGCCAGCATGATGACAAGGGAACATTACATTAACGCGGTCCGTGATGCGGCCCTTTCGGTCGCGGTTCTGGAACCGGCTGAGCGTTCCATGCTCTCAGGGCTCAAGATGATCTACGGCACCGGGTACGGCACCGGGGCCCGTGGCCTCACGTACTACAACGCATGGCAAGGGCCGAAGGGCCAGTGTGAGTGTGGCCATGACTCGCACGATGCCCTTATTGAGATATGCGCGTTTGCCGAGGAATCGCTTGTTCAGTTGGCCGGGACCGTGATCCACGAAATGGGCCACGCGGTCGCCGGTAAGGGTAAGGGCCACTCCAAGGAGTGGCTTACCGCGTGTAAACGGCTCGGCCTCCGTAATATCAAGGCGGCGGGCACGGTCTACCAGTCGGCCATGTTCGTCCCGGCCCTTCGCGCCTTGCTCGCGGCGCTCCCGGCCCCGGATGACGGCAAGGTGATAAGCTGGAATCAGGCCCCGGCCACGCTCGGCCAGATTCTCGGCCTCACTCGCGTCCGTCCGTGTGCTGCCGGGGTCGGTTCCCGGGGTGGCCGGTCGCGTGGCGTCGGCTCGGGCTCGCGCCTCCGTAAATGGGTCTGCGAGTGCGGGGTTATTGCCCGGGTAGCGGCGGACGACTTCCGGGCGACGTGCGGCAAGTGTGGAACGGAGTTTAAAAGCGGCTGATCTAAGCCGCCCTTCCTACCGGCCCGGGCCCCTCGCCCGGGCCGTTTCCTTTGGGGCCTTTGCCCGGTCTGTGCGGGAAGGGATGGTAAGTGTCGGCCCCGAACGTCCTATTCAGGATAGCGCAAGTCTCCCGGGCCCGGTCTAGGTCGGTCGGGGTGGTACTCTCCTGGCCCGTGACTCGGGACCGGACCCGCCATAGCGGGCTAAGGGGCACCACGTTTAGGCGCGACCACTTGGGGGGCATCATTTCGGGACGCGCAGCCGGTACCCGGCCCGGACCGTGGCAAAGGTCCGGCCCGCCTCTAGACCGTGAGTCAGGGACCGGGAAAGGGTCACGGTACCGTACACGGGCCCTGTCCGCCACTCGGCTCCCAGTTCCAGCCCGTCTAGGGTAGTCTCCCGGGTACGGTCCCCGTTCCCGATTGGCCACGGCCCCGGACCCGCATCCGGCTGGGATATGTGAAAGGCTCCCAGCGTTACATAATCGGGTCGGACCGACGTGCACCCTGACGCTAGGAGGGCAAGCCCGCACATGAGCCCGCCTGCTACTAGAGGGTGTTTTTTCGTGCTCATCGGTCTACGACCAGAGTCCCCAGCAGAATAAACCCAAAGGCTACGGCCCCAGAGCTATCCAATGGCCAGTAGCAAATAGCCAAATGCACGACGACACCGCAATGGTTGGGCCGGTATTCATCAGTCGGCCCTGACGATGTATCGGCCCGGGCACATGCCCCGGCGATTCAGGTCCCGGCACAGGGCAAGGGCAAAGAAAAGCCCGTGGCCTGTGGAGTGTGTCGCGTTTACACGCGAGTCAATCACGCGATAGGACTTTGACATATCACTCTCCCTTGCGGCTTTTGCGCCACAGTTTCCAGTAAATGTACAGGGCCCATATTACCAAAACTAGGATCAAAGTAAACTTGAGCCGCGGGGGTCCTTTCATAGTCCTAGATACCATTTTAAATCATGGTTATTGCCCGCTCCGCAGGCTGCAAAAACAGACTGCGGCAGACCAATATGCACAAGATTGTGCATGCTGATTCAGGCCCGGGACAACCCCCGACCGGCCCTCACGGAAAGCGGCCCCCGGATTGGGCCCCGCCAGAAAGGGGAGGTGTGACCGGGGGACCGTGCCGTTACTCTCGCCATTCTCCGCGTTTACCGGCAACCTCACTCCCGCACACTCCCCGGGGGTCGCGCCCCGGGGCCACAATGCGGGCGAGGTGTCCGGCTTACTGCGCCATTGTAGCGGCTTGCGGGCCGACTATCACGGCGACTTATAGCGGACGCGGTAAAGGTCGCGGGGCGAGAGCCGCGCCCAGTGGCGCGGGCGAGGGCTCGGGCGAAGATCGCCCGGACCTGAAACAGTAGCGGCCCAGCGACAGGGGCGGGAGGCTTGCAGATTCCGAAATTCATGTTGCGGCCAGTGTACGCTTGGGGCCGACGAAAGTCAACAAGGCCCCGCCGCGTTCCGTTAGCACAACGGCATAGATGCGGTCCCCGATGTGAACCGAGGTCCCAAGCTTGATAAACGTGCCGGGACGCTGAACAAAGCCCCGGGCCCACTGTTCCGCATCCTCTACGCGATTAAACTCGCGGGATGCAGTATAGGGCTTCGCTCGCCCCGGTATCAGTACCAGAGGGCGAAACGTCGAAGGCTTGTATTCTATCAGGTCCACCGCTTGACTCCCGGCCCGGGGGCGAGCTACCCTGTAGCCTCTAGTGCCCCCGGACCTGTAAACTTTACCTTGGGGCCAGTTTAGCAGGTCTAAGGGCAGTGTCAAGTTAGAAAACTTAACGAGCGTTAAGAAAATCTAACTTGACGGGCCTATGGCGTAGCAGTAGAGTGGCCCCATGTTCAAACGGAGGACGTAAACGGTCGTGCAACATATCAACACTCGGGAGGCGTGGCTTCGGGCCTGCCTTACCCGCGTTACTGCGGGGTGGCCGGTCGGGTCCGACCTGCCCGAGAATACGCACATCAGCGTAGGCTTCCCTCACAAGGGCCGGGGGGCTGGTCGCGTTATTGAGTCTTACGAGCCCGCACAGTCCGAGGGTGGCCACTGGGAGATTTTCGTATCCCCTACCGTGGCCGATTCTTTAGAGGTCGCCCGGGCCGTAGTCATGGAGGCGGCGCGTATCGCAACCCATCGCGCCCCCACTGCGGGCGAAATTGAAACGCTAGGCGAACGGGCCCGCCGTGTTTGTGAAACCCTGCCCCCGTACCCGCACAGTGCCCTAAAGGTGGGCGCGCATGCCCCGGGCAAGCCCCCGGAGGCGCGTTTAATCAAAGTGACCTGTCCGGAGTGCAGGTACACCATGGGTATTACGCGCAAGTGGTTACGCATTAAGGTCCCGGTGTGCCCGTTTGACGCGGCGCACGGGATTATGCGCGCCGATACGGCGCAGCCGTGAGCATGACCCTTCACAGGTACTCATTGCGGGCTGAGGCTGTTTGCGCGTTCCCGTCGTTCCGGCCCGATGCCCTTGTTTTCGGTGTGGAATTGGAGGTTGAGCCCCGGAGCCATAGCTCGCAGTCTGAGATACTGCGGGCCCTGCCCTCGCGCAATGACTACTTCTGCAAAGAGGATGGAAGTCTAAACGCAGGCGTGGAAATTGTCACGGTCCCCATGACAATCGAACAGCATAAAGAGGCGTTCGACTGGCGGGCAGTGCTCGCGCCCCTCGCGCCCCTTGCGATGTCCGGCTCTCGTACTCAAAGATGCGGTATGCACATTCACATAAACCGAGGGGCTTTGTCGAACCTGACCCTTGCGAAGCTCTACCTTTTCATCAATGAGCCCGCAAACTTGCGGCTCATGGAACTACTGGCTCAACGGTCTAACAACCGTTGGGCGGCAATGCAAAAGAAGCAATGGCGGAACTGCAAGGTCCCCGAGTCCTACAGGGAGGCGGGCCGCTATCAGGCCCTTAACCTGACCCCGAATACTGCGGAACTGCGGTTGTTTCGGGGCACCATCCGACCCGACCGGGTTATGAAAAATCTGGAGGTCGTCCATTCTCTGGTAATGTGGGCGCGGGTCTCGTCGGCGGCAAAGGTCGCGGACTGGAAATCCTACGTTCAGTATGTTACCATGCGTTCCGAGTGGCCGACATTGGCCGCATTCATTCAAGAAATAGGGGTTAGCGGCTAATGTGTTTAATCATCCACAAGCCTGCCGGGGTCGAGATTCCCGGCGAACTGATCCGATCCGCATGGGAAGATAACCCGGACGGCGCGGGCATCATGTATATGACGAAACAGGGCCCCGCCGTTCACAAAATCATGCCCGGAGACTGCGCGGACCCGGCCCGCTACATTGAAACGATGCTGGCGGGCCTGCCGGACAAAGAACTAGGGGTCCATTTTCGGTGGAAAACGCACGGGCCCATAACCCGCGAGAATACGCACCCTTTCCAGTTGCCGGGGGCTGGCGGGTATCTCATGCATAACGGGGTCATTGCAGACAAGACACTAGGGGAGCACTACGGCAACGTGCGCCATGCCATGTCGGATACCGCGTTCTATGCCATGACGGCCCTTGCCGGGGCCCCGGGCGCGAACAAGCCCGAGTTTTGGGAGATTGTGGGACAGGACGTTGGGTCTTACAATAAGTTTCTTGTCATGGATGCGGCGGGTAAGTTTCTTCGTGTAAACGAGAAACAGTGGTGGGACTACAAGGGCTTGAAGCTCTCCAACATGATGAGCTGTCCCGAGTATCAGACCACGGGCGCGGGCAACTGGAGAAGCCGCTACTATGACCTGTCCGACAGTTACCCGGGTACACTTGGGGCCCGTGGCACGACCGAAACGGGCACGGGCTCATATAAGGACGATGCGGTAGTTATCTACCTGACCGATAACGAGCGCCCCCGCAAACTGTCCCGGCGCGAGCGTAAGGTACTTAACGCTTGCTTGCGGGCCAATAGCTGGGAACCGCTCGGGAGGCTAAGCTAGGAATGACCTACCGATACGTCGAGGGCAAACCGTTACGGCCAGTAGGCGGGCGCGTACTTGAACGCGCCACGCTAGCGGCCCTGAACCGGGTACCGGGGCGCGAGGGGCGCTACTGTGTCACGCTCATGGGCCCGGATATCGTCATGCTGTCCGAGTTCCTACAGTCCGGGCAAGCCCCGATTGCGCTATTCGCGCCCGGGCTTGTCTATTTCGCAGCATACGGGAGAGGCTGGGGCCGTGGACTCAGGTACCAGGGGCAGGGCGGGCTTCCGTCAATGCCGGAGGTCCAGGCCGGATTCCCGTTTAAGCGACAGGTCGCTGTTCTCTGGTTCCTGTGCGAATCTATCCCCGCGGTAACATGGACCCCCGAATACGAAACCGGACAGATTGACGGCGGGGGCTTGCTTACGGGAGTCTGTTATTCATTCTTGCGCCCGGGCGAGAGGCCCCCGCTTAGAAACTACAGGGGTGTAGGCGGGTTTCTTGGTATAAACGACGTTACTGCCGCGACTTATTGCGGTTCGCGTCCGGTTTCCACGGGGGCAATCACTGACTTAGTCTATGACGTATGCGCGGCCCTAGAAGAATGGCAGGTCCGGGCCCGATCGGGCTCTCCGCAAGCCGTCCGGGGCGCGTGGTCGCGCCTTGTTTCGTGCTTTACTCCCGCCATTGACGGCTCGCCCCCGGATGTGTTGTCCGGGGTCGGTCTATGGCCCGAGGTTTGGTCTAGTCAGACTGACCCTGGCGGGCAAGGGGACCCGTGCGGAGAGGAAGACGGGGACCTGGACCGCGACGATGACGATGAATACGACGAAGATCAGGAATACGACGACGACGGGCAGCCCGTGCCCCGTGCTCGGCGCATCCGGGGCCCTGCGGCGCACGTAGTACAGCGCCCTGCGTCCAGTTTCGCCCAGTGGGAGGATGCACAGATAGGGGCGGGGCGGGTGCGGGCCATTCCCCGGGTCGGTCAGGCTCGGCGTACTGAATTAGCGCCCCCTCCGTATGATCATGCATCCGAAATGTGCCAGTGCGAGGATTGTCGAGAGGGCGCCGATCCTGCGGCTATTGCGGGACCGTACCCGTAATAGGTCGGCCGCATATATTCGGCCGCATATATGAGGCTACGATACAGGCCATAGTAAACGGTGGTGAAAATACCACTTGACTAAACGCGGTCGGTATGGCATTATATTCCGGTACCGTAGGGATATCGGTCATGGAATCGGGGCCCCCTTCCGGGGGCCCCTTTGAATAGTACCCTCTAGGTCTAACAGTCCCTAGTAACCGACTGTAACCGGGCAACGCTGACCACTTGCGACCCGGACCGGGCATCCGGTCCCTACGCGAAACTCGGGGGACCGTGAGTACGGGGACAGACTAGTACCCGGGTAGGGATGCCCGGGGAAAGTGGCTGGGGTCTATCTAATGCTCTACCTGTTTGCAGTGCTGGCCGTTGTAGTCTTGATCCGCGAGGTTATCCGCGAGGATGCCTAGCGAACGTTTAACCGTTCGGGAACTGGCGCGGGGGCTCCCAGTCGGGGGCTCCCGCTCGGGCGAGCTTTGCCCCAAGTGTACCGGGGGCAGGTCCGGGGAGCGTAGCCTGTCAGTGTACCGTAACGAGTGGGGAGTCGGGGCCCGGTGCCACAGGGCATCGTGTGATTTAAACACGTTCCGCTCTGATATCCAGGCCGCCCCGGAGGTCGCGGCGTTTAAGCCCCGGCCCTACCCGTTCCCATTGGCCGCCCCTGATAGCTTAAACGAGGCATGGGACCGGCTGCGCGTCCCGATCGCCGACCGGGGCCCCGGGCTTGCGGCGCGTCTAGGGCTCCATGCTAGGGAGGGTGTTTCTAACGAGGTCGTGTGGGAGGTCCGTGGCTATGACTGGGCTGCTAAGGGCCACATTTCTCGGACCTATCCTGACAAGCGTATTCGAGTGTGGCGAGAAAACAACACTCCGTTCTATGCCTACCACGGGTTCCGTAGGACCCCTTGCTTGTGGATCGTCGAGGATAGCGTCAGCGCGGCCCAGATCGCCTTGGCGGGGGGGAACGCCTTGGCTCTGCTAGGCGTTCAGTTTTCGCTGGACGGTCAGGCGGAGCTAGGGGACTACCTGCGGCGTTTAAAGACTGTTGCGGGGACGCCACACATCAAGGTGGCGCTGGACCCGGACGCCGCCACTTTGGGGGTAAAGCTCACAAAAGAGTTGACAAACCGACTAGGGTATGCTACAATGTTCATGCCACTGGTAGCTGACCCCAAGGATTTCCCCGAAGGGGAACTGGCCCGGATGGTGAGGGACGAATGATCGACTACACCAAGTGCGTAGGTCCCGGCTGGGCTCATATCGTCCAGCCGCTAGTGGATTACTGTACTACGCACGGCCTGAAAATCTTTCAGGTCAAGGAAACGGTCGGCGGGCTTCTGTTTTACGCCGACTTCAACGAGAAGCTTGACAAGCTGATCGAGGCGGCGGAAGTGCTGGCAGATGAAACGTGCGAAACGTGCGGAGAACCGGGACGGCTCCGGGGTGACCGGCCGTGGCTCAAGACACTGTGCGATACACACGCGGAGGAAGAGCGATGATTCTGTATCTGTTGGGAATGCTAGGCGTGGCGTTTCTTGCTTGGCGCTTCGGCATCAAGCACGGGGCCATCATTTCGTACGATACATTGGTACTACCGCTGCGAACGGCGCTGGTCGAGATTCGGGAGCTTTCCCGCCACCAGAAGCCGGGCCCTAGCGCCGATACGCTGGGGAACATTGCGGGCCGGGCGTTGCAGGAGCAGCAGCGCATCCTGGACGCCACTCGATGATCGAAAGGGAACATCTGCCGGAGTGCCCCCGTGGGCGGGACCGGCACAATGAGTGTGTGTGCGAGCTACTACGCGCCTGCCGCGCTGCCTCGCGCCAGCCTAAGAGAAAAAGAGGGACGAGAAGTGAAGTTCGTATTCATCAGTGACACGCACGGAATGCACGGAAACATGAAGTTCCCGGTGCCGGGCGGGGACGTACTTGTTCACTGCGGCGACATGACCGGCCACGGGACCCGTGAAGAGACGGAACGTCTTGCCCAGTGGATGGGTGCGTTCCCTCACCACTACAAGTTTGCCATCGCAGGGAACCACGACAGGTACTGCGAAGTTGCGCCTGATGCGGCGCGTGATACGTTCACGCAGGCCGGGGTCGCGTATCTGTGCGAAGACGCAGTGACCGTCGAGGGCATTAAGCTCTACGGTGCGCCGTTCACGCCCAACTTCTGCGACTGGCACTTCATGCCGCCGCGTTTAAGCGACATGCTGCGGCTCAAGTGGGAGCGCATCCCTGATGATACTCAGGTGCTGGTGACCCACGGGCCACCGCACGGTATCCTTGATTGCTACCGCGAACAGCGGTACATTGAGCGTGCCGGGCAGGAGCACGTAGGGTGCGAACTGTTGCGTAATCGCGTGGAGCATTTAAGGGCCTTGAGGGTACACGCCTTCGGGCACATTCACGAAGGACACGGACGGGAGGATATCTGGCTTGACAACGGCCTCACGGTCGCGTTCGTCAACGCTGCCATCTGCACCCGTGCATACAAGCCTACCAACCCGCCACTAGTGGTGGACCTGTAATGCTTGATCGTAAGCTGGTCGCGGCTGCTATGCAGAGCCGCGAGGCGTACAGTGCGGTCGCTACGTCGGACGTTCCCGAGTCTCTGGACGAAGTGCTCGCCCCGGTCTGGAAAGCCGTGGCTGGGTACTACGAACGGGACCCGGGGGCTCTCTACGTGGACGTAGACGTACTCACAGGAGCCATTTCTGGGCGCAACCCCAAGCGGGTTGCTGCTACGACGGCCCTTGTTCAAGAACTGGCCAACGAGCCGGTGTCCACGGAGAACATTCGCCACATGATCTTCGCGCAGCAGCGCGAGGCGCGTGGTATGGCGCTGGCTGCGGCCATCGCCGGGGACAAGCCTCAAGTGGAAATCGAGGAAGCCCTTGAGGCGTACGAGTCTGTGCTGGGGGGCGCGGAGGAAGATGCGGACGACGAGGGTCCCGGCTGGTCCGGGGTCCTCTCGTCCCGCATCGACCAGTCGAAGCGTATGCCCGTCAGCCCGCGTATTTTGAATCAGTACATCGGGGGCGGGGTATGCCCCGGGCATAACGTCACGATCTTCGGTCGGCCCGAGTCGGGCAAGACTGCGCTGGCTCTGACTATGGCCTGTGGGTTCGCTCGGCGCGGGAAGCGGGTACTCTACATCGGTAACGAAGACCCGGTACAGGACCTGATGGTACGTGCTATCACGAACCTTACGGACGCCACGGCGGACGAAGTGGCGCAGGACCCGGAGCAGTACGAATGCAAGGCCCTAGAGGCGGGGGCGCGGCACATGGTATTCCGCGCCACGGCCCCGGGCACCATCCGGGAAATCGAGGCCCTTATCAAGAAACATTCCCCGGACGTACTGTTCGTGGATCAGCTTCGCAACCTGTCGAGCGGGAAGAGTGACAACTTTACACAACTACTGGACAAGAACGCTCAGGCGGTACGAGCACTGGGCAAGAAATACGGCCTTGTCACAATTTCCGTCACTCAGGCGGGAGACAGCGCGAGCGGCCGCCCTGTACTGGACATGGGCGATGTGGACTCATCGAATACAGGTATCCCGGGTGCGGCGGACCTGATGATCGGAGTAGGTGTCACGGACGCCCTTGACAGGGCGGGCCAGCGTATGCTATCATTGTGCAAGAACAAGCTCGGTGTCGTGCGCCAAGCGCAGGTCGTCCAACTGGACCCGTATCGTAGTAAAATGAAGTAATGGAGGAAGATCGTGGCTAATTTGTCGTATATCGAAGTGCTGTTCGGCGTCGTTGACGAGCAGGACTTGGAGGCTCTGGTCGGTCTTGTGGACAATCACAAGAACTGGGGCGCGTTCTCGTGCAAGCTGCCGTCGCAAGTTATCGTGCGTATGGTGGACGAAATCAAGCGCCTGCGCGAACAGGTGGGAGGGTACAAGTCGATTCCGAGCGAGGAATAATGAACGAACCGAAAAATCTGTTCAACGATACGCGCCCCTTCAACAACCGGAGGGGTGAGTATGCCTGCCCGGGCTGTCGCGGTCTCTTTGAGATTCGGCATACGGAGCGCTACCAGCACGGCCCGGACGACGTGAAGTACTGCCCGGTGTACCAGTCAGAGCTTAGCCCGATCCTATGAGCCGGGTTATTCACTGGGGTGCTGGAGCGCCCCCAAGTCTGTCACGGGGACGTACTGAGTGAGCTTTCCGAAGTACCTTGACCTAGCATCCCGGCCGTGGGAAGCGTACGTGGACGGCCGGTGGCCGGTCCTTACGTTGGACTTTGAGACCACGAACCGGGAGAAGGGGGACGCCCGCGAGCCGGAGAACCGGATCGTGGCGGTATGTGTTATGTTAAATGACCTGACACTTACCGGCCGGGAGGCGGAGATTCAGCTTGAGTTCTATTCCGGCAAGCCCGTCGTGCTGGTGGCCCACAATGCCAAGTTCGATCTTGCGTGGTTAAACAGGCAGGGCTACGATACAACACACTGGCTGGTGTGGGATACGATGGTGGCCGAGTTCGTCATCGCTGGTAACCGGCGCTGGGACCTTGACCTTGACAGCGTGGCCCAGCGGTACGGGCTGGGAAGCAAGGGGCGGCTAATCGACCGGCTGATGAAGGGTGGGGTGTGCCCGTCCGAAATGCCCGAGCACATGCTGCTGGAGCGTGTGACATGGGACGTAAACAAGACGTACAAGCTGTTTCAGCGACAGGTCCAGATCATCGGGGACTCCGGGCTGGATCGGGTCATGTTCACCCGTTGCATTTTTACTCCGGTCCTAGCGGCCATAGAGCCCGAGGGGATGACGCTGGACCCAGAGCGAGTAGCGGTCGAGTATGAGCGCCTGCTGTTGCGGCGAGCGGAACTGCTGAGCGAGCTAAGCACCATCGCCAAGGGGAAGAAACTCAAGGGCCCGCAGCTTGCGGAACTTGTCTACGACGACCTTGGGTTCGAAGAGCTTATGCGGTACGGACGGAACGGCAAAGAGCCGATTCGTACAGCCAAGGGCAAGCGCAAGACCGACAAGGATACGCTGGATAAGCTCAAGGCGTCCACACCTGAACAGAAGCGGTTCGTGGAACTGCGGAAAGAGTACGGTAAGGTGGACGCGGCCCTTACGAAGAGCGTAGAGTTCTTCCAGTGGGTCTGCGAGGAACGGGGCGGCAACTTTGTCGCCAACTTCAACCAGACGCGAGTGGCGACCCATCGCCTGTCGTCGTCCGGCAAGTCAATCACGTTCAAGAACGGCAAGAAACGGGCGGTCCAATTCCAGAACCTGCCCCGGGTCTACAAGCGCCTGTTCATGGCCCCCGAGGGGTACGTGTACGCGGAGGCGGACGGTACCCAGCTTGAGTGGCGCGTCGGAGGCTCGCTGGGCCGCGACGAGCAAGTGCTGGCGGACGTACTGTCTGGGCACGACGTACACAAGTTCACGGCCTCGGTGCTGGAGCGTATCCCGATGGAATCGGTTACGAAGGGGCAACGCCAGAAGGCCAAGCCAAATACGTTTAAGCCCCAGTACGGGGGCCGTAAGGGCACGAAGCGGGAAATGGAATACTACGAGGCGTTCCGTAAGCGGTACGCCGGGATGAATGCCGAGCAGGAGCGGTGGTGCCATGAAGTACTGGCGACCGGGCGGCTGCGGACCGCTACCGGGCTGATCTTCTACTGGCCGGATACCCGTATGACGAACGACGGGTACATCACGAACAGCCCGTCCATCTACGACTACCCGGTGCAGTCTTTGGCTACAGCCGAGATTATCCCGGTTAGCGTGGTGTACCTATTCTGGCACTGCAAGGCCGAGGGTTTAAACGCCCGGCTGGTGAATACGGTCCACGACAGTACGGCGGCGCTGGTGCCTGAAAGCAACCTAGACCAATACTGGAAACTGGTTGTGGAATGTTTCCTAGACCGGACCTACGAGTACATGGACGTGGTATACGGCATTAAGATGTTCGTGCCTTTGGGAGTTTCATATAAAGCGGGCAAATACTGGGGAGACGGTGAAGAGACAACGGTCAGTTATCCCGCCCCCTGAGACTCACCTAGCTGTCCCCGGACAATTGCGCGTATCCCACAGGGAGCGCCGGTTACAGTACCAGCACAGGTGCCGCAAGATGCCGCGCCCGACGAGACCTAGACCGGACTTGTGCTAATGTTGCGGGAGTCCACCAGACGATAGGTGGGGAGTACTAGCACTGGACCATTGTCATGATACAGGAAAGTTTCGGGGCTGGTTATGCGGTAAATGCAACCGGGGACTGGGAAACTTCAAGGACTCAATAGATCGTTTAAACACAGCAATTCTTTACTTGACAAAGGCAGCGGAATGTGATACACTGCCTAAGACCGTGGTAAAAGCCACAGGAGGTATAAGGTGAGTAAGCGTGTTGAGGGTGTCGTGTTCAAGGTGTATGAGCGCGACTTCCGTGGAAAGGCGAGCTACACCATCAAGATCGACGGCAACCCAACGTGGTACCGCGCTGGCGGCAAGCGTTTTGCGGGCATCGCGGAGTCCGGTAACCGGGTGGCGTTCGATGCGGAGCCTAACGCGGGCCGCGATGACGCCAAGATTACCAGCGACGTTGTGCTGGCGAAGGCCACACCTGCTGCGGGCGGTGCTCCGTCTGCCGGGGGCGGGGCGGATCGCGGCAACAGCATCGTGTACCAGTCGTCCCGCAAGGATGCGCTGGCACTGGTCACACTTCTGGCGCAGACTGGGGCGTTGAAGCTTCCGGCTGCACAGGCCAAGAAGGTCGGAGTAATCGAGGCAGCAGTGGACCGTTATACGGCGCTGTTCTTCGATGATGTGTTCACACTTGGGGCCGTGGTCCGCGAGGCGGAAGGTGCCGAGAGTGAGGGCGACGAGTCCGAGGGGGACGAGTCGGACGAAGGCGACGGTGACGAAGAGTAAGGTCTAGGCTAGGAGTTCGCCCCACTAAGGTAGGGGCGGGAGGCAAACAGGATTGTCGCGTGTGGTAGTTGACGCAGATTACCTTGTCTATTCTTGCGGCTTTGCCGTTGAGAAGACTTGGTACGACGCCGCAGTGCAACGTGCCGATGGCACCACTGACGAAGCAGTGTTTCGTACCAGAGACGAGGCAGAAGCGTGGCTCAGTTACGAGGAACTTTCCTCTGTCAAGCAGCTAGATCGCATGATCGAAGCTGAACCACTTGCCAATGCGCTGTTTTTGGTGGGGCGGACTCTGGGCGGCATCGACTCGGCTCTTACAGAGCGCGGGATCGAGTTCGATACCCTTGAGCTATTCCTTACGGGGAAGGGGAATTTCCGGGATGCCTTGGCGACCATCAAGGGCTACAAGGCTAACCGGGACCCCACGCAGCGGCCCGTCCACTACAAGTCGATTCGGCGGTACCTAAAGAACCGCTGGGGGGCGACTGTGGTGGACGGGATCGAGGCGGACGATGCTGTGACGATGACCGCAGCGGAGGCGGACTACGATCCCGAGCGTATCGTTATCGTGACCTGCGACAAGGACCTGCTGACGGTCCCGGGGTTGCAGTACAACTTTCAGAAGAAACGATTCGTGAACGTGACGCCCGAAGAGGCGTCCATGAATTTCTACCGCCAGCTTATCATGGGAGACCCTACCGATAACATCGGTGGGGCGTACCGGGCTGGCAAGGCGGCGGCAGAGAAGTACATCGTGCCGGGGATGCCCGACTACGACATGTACCTGACCGCGCTCAAGCTCTACATGAAGGGGAAGGAGGCGAAGGGGTGCCCGTACGAACACCTAAGCGCCGAAGACGCGCTGCTGGAGAATGCAAGGCTGCTGTACCTAAAGCGTCACGCCAACGACGTATGGGTACCACCTACCGGAGCGGCTTCGAGACCCGCCTAGCGGAACGGCTGGAGCTGGAGGGCGTCGAGTTCGGGTACGAGTCCGTGACGTATCCGATCAAGCTGGAAGCGGTAGGCCATAAGTGCTTAGAGTGCGGCAGTAAAAAGATCGGGCGGGACTCGGTGTTCACCCCTGACTTTTTCTTCCAGAAGTGGACCATCGAAGCGAAGGGTAAGTTCACGGCCAAGGACCGCAAGCGCATCCTCGCCCTCAAGGCGTCGGGGATGCCCAAGTTCCTCGGAATGCTGTTCATGCGGGACAACAAGCTGTCCAAGAAATACGAGACGCGGTACAGCGATTGGTGCCGGAAGAACGGCATCCCGTACGCCATCGGATGGTTCAAGCAGGAGTGGCTGCGATGAAACGTAACGTGAAGTACGGCCTAGGTATCGCAGGCTGCGGCCTTGCCGCTGCGGTCTGTGACGTAGCTTTGTACGGCACTGTCACGCCCCTTTCTGGGCTGATGGT